CTCTAGTGTTGTTTTGGGTGCTACTACAGATAATGCTATTCAGAGTTATCCTGGAATATTCTCCACAGATGCCGATGAAATGGATATTGACTTCGTAAAGAAGAAATCATGCATTTTTCGTTCTGTGTTGGATTGGAATGTCTCATCTCCTGTTGGAACTGAGTTGGCGACTATTCCTGTAACTCCGGGTTACTGTGCCGCTCCTGTGGATGGTGAGGCTAAGTGTACGACCCTTGCTTATTTGGCTTCCATGTTTAGGTATTGGAGAGGAGGTATGAAGTATCGCTTCTCCTTTGCTAAAACTGGATTCCATTCGGGTAGGATTCGTTTCACTTTTGTCCCCCGTGTAGCTGGTAGTCAAACGCCATTTGCTCCAGGTGATCAGGTTTACCAAGCACATAATTGGGTTTTGGATTTATCTCAATCTTCTGAGATTTCGTTCGTTGTCCCATATGTGTCTAATAAACCGTGGTTACCCGTGGAGGTTATTCCTGCTGATGCCACTGACATCTTTAGAGAAGCCTCCACCGGTTATATCATTGTGGAGGTGTTGACTCAGCTTCGAAAGGGTGGTCAGGCTTCCGACATTGTCAAGATTGCTTGTTGGTCATCTGGAGCTGATGATCTTGAGTTTTCAATTCCTGATTTTGCATCTTATTATCCTTTCTTTACTCCCCCTCCTCCTCCGAATCCTCTTACAAGGATTGAAGAAGTCAAGGAAGAAGAGTCTGAATTTGAGGCACAAGTATTTGAGGAATTGTCCAAGGACGCCAATCATGTAGATCAAGTCAATCCCGACCAAGAGCTTATGTTTTCTGCTCCGGCCCCTCCACCTTTGGTTCCTCAAGGCTTGTCCATTGGCGAAAAGATTTCTAGTCTTCGCCAACTGATCAAGCGTTTTGGTCCTATGTGGGTTGGTCTTCCAGCTCCATATCGTAGAACTGACAATGCTGGATATTCTTTAATGGGTCCGTTTGCTGCCAATAACACATCTGAGCAGTATTCTTTGAATTCCATTCAATTGGATCCCGCTTATTTTGGTGGGAAATCCGTTGATCCATTGACTTATGTCCGCAATGACATGCCTGTTGCACTGGGTGCTAATCCTCTTATCCCACCCACTCTTGGTGAGTGTGATATTGGAAGGCTTTTGCCCCCGACGGCTCCTTTACATTATATCTCCTATCTCTATAGATTTTATAGGGGTGGAAGAAGATATAAAATTTGGACTTTGCCATCGAGGACTCCTCGTGTGACATCAGGTCGTTTTGCACCGCCCAATGACGATGCAAATCCCACAACATTTTT